GAATAACTGCCTTAAAATATTAAAGTGCAATACAACATTGTTAACAGATAACTGATTTAAATGGCTGGTAAAGTTCCTCCGCAGTTTCTTGCGCACCTTAAGAAAAAAGATGCGAAGAAAGAAGACGGCACTGAGATGTCGGACAAGGAAAAGCGTAAGGCCGCTTTAGAAAAAGCACGTAAGTATCAAAAGCAAAAGGCCAAAAAACAAGAAGACAAAAAGTAAGGTAGTATTCAGTAATACTCTGAATTACTGCTGTGCCAAGCTATACGCATCTTGCTTACCGCCGCAATGCTCAAGCCGCCGCACGCAGACAGCAAATACGCAAGCCACGTAACGCAGAAGCACTGAAGAAAGCCCAGGAAGATTTTGGCTTCTTCTGTGAATACGTAGCAGATAAACCACCGGCTGCTCATCACCTCAACTGGCATCGACACTTCGTCACAGAGGAGGACAGCAGTTGCCTCATTAAGATCGCTGGTCCCAATGTGGATCTCCTGGCACCCAGGGGCTCCGCTAAGTCCACAGTGTTGGGTCTGCTTACGGCGTGGGCCATTGGCATCCACACGCACGCAGGGCTGCCACTGCAGATTCTGTATCTGTCCTACACCGTTGACATTGCTCGTTCCAAATCTTCTACCATCAAACGCATCATTGAAAGCAAACGATATCAAGAGGTTTTCCCTAAAGTTCGCCTTCTGAAGAACGCCACCAGTAATGAGTATTGGTCGATTGATCACAAGTTTGCTGGCATTGACGTAACAGGTGACGAACAGTTTACGCTTTGCGCAGCGGGCCTCAAGGGTTCGGTGACTTCCAAGCGTTCGCACTTGGTCATGATTGATGACGCCATCAAGTCAGCCGCAGATATTGCCAACCCTGACATCAGGAAACAGATGCAGGACAACTGGAACGCTGTGATTGCACCCACCATGTTTGAAGGTGCACGAGCGATCTGCCTTGGTACTCGCTTCAGACACGATGACATTCACTCCACAACATTCAATGAACAAAACAACTGGCAACAGATTGTTCTTTCGGCAATTCAAAACAATCCCATCACTGGGGAAGAGGAATCGTATTGGCCAGACATGTGGTCATTAGATTACCTGAAGGAGAAAAAACGGCAAGCACCAATTGCTTTCTCGTTCCAGTACATGAATCAAGTCATCCGGCAGAACGAACTTTCGTTGGCTCCGGAGTTGATTGTGAAAGCGGAAATTGCAACGGAGTTTGATTCCCTTGGAGTTGGGGTTGACCTCTCCGCTGGCACTAAAGAGAAAAACGATTACACAGTTATGATTCTTGGTGGTCGCATTGGCGACCGCATTCATATCATTGATTACCGACGTATTCGCGTCATGGGTAACCTTGAAAAACTTGATGCCCTCAAGGAGTTGTTGAATGATTGGTCGGTGATTGCCAAAGACGAACAAAGCGGTTTGTATTACCCCAGCTATTCAACGTGCGACATTTGGAGTGAGGCCGTACAGTACCAGGCATCCCTGGAGGCAGACTTCAAACGTGTTTGCTTGAACAATGAAGGTCTCTACAATTTGATTTGGCATCCCGTCAAAGGTTTCAGGGCGGATAAATTGGCCCGTTTCCGTGGCATTATGGGAATGTTTGAGGACCGCAAGATTATCTTCAATCGTTTTCGTAACTTCACCAATATGTTTGAAGAGCTTACCAACTTTGGCGTAAGTAGTCACGACGATTGTGTTGACGCTCTTGTCTGGCTCGTTACCGGATTAGCAAGGAAGGGACAGTTACACCTCGATTACTGACTCTTAGAATATTAAAAAACCTTGGATTCGTGGGACCAGAATATTTAGCTATTGCTCTTACGGCAGTGATCTCAGCTGCGACAGGTGGCTCCTGGGCAATGAGTAAGCTTATGAGCCGCCTGGGCGAAAGACTTAATTCACAAAACCGAAGAGTGGATCTCTTGGAAGACCAAGTCAACCGCATGCCACTGGACTACGTATTGAAGGTGGACTTCTTAAGGGAAATTCAAGAAATGCACAACAATTTTCGCGAGATCAATAATAAGCTTGATAAACTGATGGAAAAGCTTTTGAGCAAATGAGCTACATTCTTGAAGTACAAGAGGACGAAAACGGAGATCAATACATTATTTTGCCCGACGAAGTGATCGAAGAGTTGGGTTGGCAAGAAGGCGATGTTTTAAATTGGGATGTACGCGGCGAAGGTATCGTAATTTCCAAGGTAAATGACGCTTCTGGTTACGAAGTTTTAGAGGACTAGAATAAGGGAAAACCAGATAGTCACATGAATCTTAGTGGAGAATTTAACGTTGCTGGACCTATCGGCAATCGAGGCGGTTTACTTGCTGGTAGGCCAAACCCAATGATTGATCCGCGTTTTAAAATCAAAGGCGGAGAACCATGGAACAAAACACCACTTCTTCCGGGAAAAGAAACAAAAGAATTTAACGAACGCCCAATCCCATACCCAATGCAATTTCAGTTGCCTGGTGCTATGTTTCCAGCCGGTAACGTAGGTGGATTACTTGCACAGGCTGCTCCTGATATGCAATCTATGGGTGGTTTTCCTGGTGGGTCGATGGGGGATGCAGGTGGATTCCAGGGGCCTTCTGGATTTGGGCAAGGGCCTTCTTTGGAAGAAATGCGGCAACAGCAAGAAAGAATGAGGCAAGAAGCTGTTTTAAACCAAAGGAATCAGGAACGCCAAGCAATGGTTAATGCGCCAATTAATTATGAACGTCCTCAACCTTTTACGCTTGATGTAGACGCAGCAGGAAATTCTTTAGAAAAAGTGGGCGGGTCTGCGGTAATTCAATTAGACCCAAATCAAAGGCTTCGTTTCGGAGGATCTTACATGCCTGGATACCAAGAGCAAAATGTTGCCATTCCCAGCGCAGCCAAGCTTGAAGCCGGGTACAATACTCCTAGTTTTGGAATAAACGTTAATTGGCGTCCACAACGACAAGGTGGAGCCGTTGGTGGATTTGGTGGCCAAATGGATTACAGAACTCGCTTTTGAAGACTACCAATGAAAAAGAAAAAGCTCGTAAAGCAAGCACTTAAAAACCCACAGTTATTTTCGTCTGCTGAGTTAGCGTACTTTGATCGCTGGTTGTGGTTGCGAAAACAGCGCAAAAAAGCTGCTAAGATTGAGTTACGTAAAAAGGAAAATAGTTAATGGCTGTCGACGCTAAGTCTAGACTCAAGGAAATTATTGACTCGTATCTTGAAAAAGACGGCGGGTCAATGATTGACACTGGCGTCGTAGCTTCACACCTAGCGCAGATGAAATTATTCGGCATCCGCCAGGGTGTCGAGTTTTTTCCTGTGCAAGATAACTTTGGTAATCAGCGCAAAGACTTTATTGATCGTGTAATCAAATACAACTCTCTCGACATCCGCTTCGATTCAATCTGGGATTATTCACTTTGTGATGGACAAGGTCTTTTTTACATCCGTCCAACTCAGAACAACTATCGTCTTTACTACTTTCGTAAGCACGAATATCGTAGCTATTACAACATTGATGGCGAGCTTGATGAAGTTGTAATCATCTACAGCTACAAAGTCAAGAACGGGTTTGGTTACCAGCAAGACATTGATTCCGCAAGTTTAAATGGTCCGGCCACCATGGGACAGGGCGGTGCAAAGCGTTACATCCGCCTTTCAATCAAACGCAAAACGATTGAAGAAACTCACTCGGAAGGTGAGCTGTCGTTTGATAGCAACTACCAAGCAAATTTTGGCAGAACAAAAACGTTCACAAATACGCTGGGCTTTATTCCTTGCGTAGAAATTTTCCATAACGTCAAGGGTTTCTCCACTGAAGGTGTCGGTGAATTTGAAGCGTTAGCCAATCACATCTGCACGCATGATGAAATGGTTCGCACCATGCGCAAGAACGTACAGTTCTTTGGTAACCCCACGCTTCTTTCCTCCAGGCCCAAGACTGACTTGATGGAGGCCGGTGGCGAGAACGTTGTTCAGCGTCCTTCTATCGCAGCCAACTCTGGGTTTAGTGGCCCCAGTGGACTGAGTCAATCCCGATTCAAGGCTGATCCAATCCACCGTGGTGTTGACGGACAGATCCGAGTTCCACGCGTCATTGCAAACCTGGAACCAAACGACCGTGTTGGTTACATTGTTCCTGATGCCATCACTGGCGACCAGAATTCTTTCGCACGTCAGTACCGAGAAGAGATTCGCACTGCCCTGGGTGGCGTTGACGAACTGTCAATTTCTGCAGGCGTGACTGCAACTGAGTACAAGTCATTGTTTGGTCGTGTTTCTGCCACGTCCAAGAAAAAGGCAATTGCCATTTACACTTACGGTATCTGCCGTTGTTTTGAACTTATCATCTACCAGGAAGAACGTCTGTTCAGGGAAACGCTTGCCGCTGCTGCAGGATTAGAAAAACCCCTGGATCTCCCAGAGGAATCTAGTGCGGAAGACTTGGCAGCGTACAACGATGCCATGAGTGCATTTGATGATCAGGTCAAGCAGTTGATGATGGCTTGCCTTCAAACGCAGCAGATCCCGCCCGGTGTTTCTGGTT